TGCCGTACTTGATCGTGCTCGATCCGAACGACACCAACTGACCGACCTGGGGAGCGACCGAGAAGCCAGTGATAGCAAGCTCTTTCGCATAACCAAGCTGAGTCGTGCTGTCATAATCATACTCAGCCGTCGTCGTACCCTTCGGGTAAATCGAGACGACGGCATTATCGAGAACAGCGTGAGCAAGACCAGGAGTGATAACAATGGCGGTCGGAGTCGAGCCACCAGTTGTCGAGACGACCTGTTGAGGGGTATCATCGCCAGCGATCGTCAGGTAAGTACCTGCCGTGATCGCAGCCGCCAGACCATCAACAGTGATGCTGGTTGCTCCAATAGAGTAGCCAGCCGCATTATTCACAGCACCCGTAATAGTCGTCTGTGCAGTCACAGACGGAATATTCTGGGACATGAGGATATCGAAGCCAAGCTTACGGCCGAGGGACGCATTCCGCAAAGCGGTACCGTCGTCACCGACTCGATTCGCATCGGTGAAGGCTTCGATATCAAGCATCGTGCTTTCAGCAGCAGACGAAAGCACGAGATTACGGTCGTTGGCCCAAGCGTTATTGTTATTCATCTCGGCACGAGTGTCGAGAATATAACGCTTGCCGTTAGTGTTATCCATTCCGCCAAGCCGACCGGCATTGTTCGGAAGGAACTGGTAGACTTGAGAAGCGAGGACATGATCGATGAAACGAGCATTCGCGATCATCGCCGGGCGAAGGAACTCGTCGATAATGCTCGTAAAAGCAACCGACTCTTCGCCATCTTTGATAAGATAGGAAACGTGAACCTGCTGGTTCAGTTTCACGGGGATGTTAGTAGCCGTGGCATTCTGGACCGTCACCGAATCAGCGTTCGTTTTACGCTTAGCGGTGAAGTTACCAGGCTTCCTCACATTGACGGTATCGCCATAGGCGGCGATAACAGAGTCAAAGTCACGGTGGACGAGCATACCCATGACCATGTTTTCAAGCAGAATAGCGAGACTTTCATTCGCCCAAAGCTGGACATTAAAAGCGTCAAGGGTGTTGTCTCTATAGAGTAGGGCACCACCCTTAATTCCCTTGCGAGAAACATTCTTAACCAACGACTTACGCTTCGGGAGAATCAACTGACTAGTCATGACTTAACCCCTTCTCGGATGAGATTTGGATTCTTTTTACGAGCTGCCATGTAGGCGGACGTTTCAGTAGGGACGGCAGTTCCCCCGGCTCCGCCACTCCTGCCATTATTACGACCACCGAGACCGGCAGTCCCACCCGAGTCGAAGAGGTTCATATGTTCCTCCATCTCGGTCATCCTTTTGATTGCTTCGGCTACGCTGAGTTTCAGCACAACCGGCTTACCATCCTTGTCTTTATCTCGGAAATTCACCTTGGGAATATATTCCCCGGTAGGCTTTCCGTCTTCTCCAACTTCCTCCTCCATGACAGTATCAGGACGAAGGATGTTGTAAATTTGAGCGGAATTATGGGCCTTCGCCGCTCCCGCCGCAGTCAAAATCTCTGTCTGAGATCGGAACGTTTCGTACTTACTCTTCCAGAGTTTTACTTCGGCGTCTTTCTTACCGATCTCACCTGTCAACTTCTTTTCAAGTTTCCCTCGCTCCTCAGCAGCGAGTTGCTCTTTCGTCTTGCCTTCGTTTTGAAGAGTCTCGATACGAGATTGCAAAGCTTCGAGATTTTCAGGAGTAAGACCTTGCTGTTGAAGTGAAGAAAGCTGACCAATAAGTTCTTCACGTTCAGCGTTACTTTTTCGGAGTCGTTCTTTGACAATACGGTCAACGGCAGCCTGATCGAAGACCTTGACCTTATTCTGTCCACCGCCCCCTGAAAGGGTATCCGCTCCACCACCGCTAACAATGGTGTCGTCGCCACCGCCTCCACCGAGAGTCTCATCACCCTCGAAGAAACGATTAGAACGAACCATTACCGGAGCGTAACGAGCAAGAATCAGTCGTGAAGCGTGCATTTTATTTCCTAGCCCCTCCGAAGGTAAATAGCGAATGGATCATTTAAATAAGGTAGAAGGTACTTCCAAGCTACAACGCTTATGATACCTGCCCTAATATGATCCTTACGAACGTTTGGGTCGGAGGTCACCCGAACAGTCGCATATGCCTCAGTAATTGAACTAAGGTCTTCTTCCTCTAAATCGGGATCTACACCGTCTAGCAGTGATAGAGCCAATTCGCAGCAAGCTACTTGTATATCTCTCGGTATCCCTGTCGAAGGAATTACTCTAGTAGAGTCACTCGGTAACCTTCCTGTGATCCGAGGAAATTCATTCGCTTGCGTTGGGTCTACTTTACTTCCTTTAAAGTTAAGACGATCAATTGAGATAGTTGCAGACTTTAAAGCCTTCAACTGATTCTCAGGAGTAGAATTATCCCACGACTCAGCATTAAGGCGGCAATCGTCAAAATACGATTGTGCCTCTTCTAGAGTCGCATATGGGGTAATACTATCCATTGATCTTTATCCCTTCAAAATGAAGTGTCGCCGAAGTTTTCTGTTTTCCTTTACCTGCGTACTTTGTCTCTGCTTTGATTTGGAAATCATCATTAATGATATTTCCATACCAAATCTCACCTTTCCAATTTGTTACACGAATCTTCTGAGTCATATTTACTTTTATCCATGCAACAAATTCTCTCGCTTTATCATAGTCCAACATCCATGTATAAGTAAGTTGCTCAGTTGTACTTTTCTTTACATAAGCCTTATACTCTCCACTCATTGTACGCTTAATATCGATCGTATCGTTCTGTTTCTGAGAATCATTGAGTTCAGGAACTGGAAGAACTAGGCTCGATATAGCTGACTCTAGTAGAGTCAAATAGCTGTAGATTATATCTACACCTGAAACAACTGGATGCGGTCCTTTTGTTGTAATATATAGGGATGGATTATAAGTTGAACTAAGTGATTGAGGATTTTCAAATTCTCTTGTGACTATGATTGATCTAGTTAGATCGCTTGCTAATTCTAGAGGAGTAGTTATTGTGTAATTGAGGTCTCTGGCGAAAGCTGTAGAGATCGTATTTGTAGTTGTAAATGTCTGAGTAGTATATCGGTGGCGTACAATATGCTGACTCAAAGAAACATCGCTTTGAACTATTTTACTATAAACTGTATTGACTTTATCATTAATAGAAATTGTATCACTAACTGTAATAGTTGTAACTAAGCCAAAAACTCTAACAAATTGATTAATTGAAACTGAATCACTTTGACTAATATGATAAGTTGAATTTCTTGCACTAATGAAATCTTGTAAAGTCAAACTGTCACTGAGATTTAATCTAACTGTAGCTAGTCTGGGAGCATAGAAATTTTGAATCTGAACTGCATCGATAATTGATAGAACTCTAGGAGAGTTAATGAACGGAGAGTCTGAAACTGTGACATTATGAGAAACGTACATATGAAGTACGCGAAGTAATCCGATACTATCTGTAACTGTTAAATGATCACTTATAACTGTTCCAAGGAAAACTATCTGATCTTCTGTTGTTACAGAATGACTAACTATTAATATAAGGGCACGATTTTGCTTTACTATCTGTCCTGTTGTAACTTCATGAGAAACTGATACGAAATAAGCTTTTGCTGTATGTTCGGCAATAGCATCAGAAACTGTTGCCGATTGTGTAATTGATTCAGTGTGTACTCTATAAGAGTTAATTGTCTGAGAGACTGTTGCAGACTGAGTAACTGTGATTCGTGTAATTGCGTTCCTGAAAGCAATAACATCTGCTATAGTAACTGAGTCGGTAACTGTTCTCTTGCGAATCTGGTGAAGAACGATTGTATCACTAGTAGTGATATTGTCTATCCAGATTACATCCCAGATAGAGGGTCTTCGTCGCGTATAGGGGCGACGCTTAGGTTTTGGATAAGCGTATCCTGCGAACGGTCGTAGGAACGCTGATCCTACTGGAAGCATTAGCTAAGCTCTCGATATTTAATGACACATTCGGCAGTAATTGTGTTAGTAAGGTTATCCATCAGTCTCAAACCGAAAGAGGCTCCTGATCCAATCCAAGGCCGATCTTCTGGAATCGGTTCGAAATGGTAGCCGATTTCGTTTGGCACCCCTTCAATGTCAAGAGGATTTGCGTCATAGGTTGTTGGTTCACCTGTCAGATTAACTGTCCAGGTAAGACCTGTATTAGATGCTCCTGGCTCTGTTTTCTGAACATTAGCCGCCGTAAGTGAAGTTCCTGTCGGCGAACCAAGAGTCGTTACTCTAAAGAGTCCAACTCTCATTTGTTCATGTGCTTCTTGATCTGTATTCATCAACTTAGCTTCAAGGATCTCTATTAGAGTCCCAGAAGGAAGTGTCCCGAGCATTGCTGTTTTAGCAGTAGACAAACTCATGTTTGCTCGTGCAATGTATACTGCTCTCATTATACGACCTTCCTGCGTGTAACAGGGAAATAGTAGTTATTTGAAGTAGTTGCAACAGTTGCCGCACCTACTGTATCGTTGAAAGTCGTACCTGCATAACCTGATTGAGTTTGAAGGAAACTACCTCTCCCTGCCGTACTAGCTGAATTGCGGAAATCGCCGTTCGGTGCGTCAATCCAAGGAAGTCCACCGGAAGCGTAGGTTGTCGGTGATCCTTCATCATAAGAGGCCATACTAATTGTACCAGAACCATTTGCCTGAGTACCTGATCCGTAAGTGCTATTATATACTTGAACATGACCAGAAGATCCAGAAATGCCGTAAGTGCCATTCTTGAAGAAATTACAGTTATCTACATAGTTAAAACCACCACCAATCAAGATTCCAGGACCGACATTGTTATAGAAATCTGAGTTTTCTACAATAGCGTTTGCTGAAGCTCCTAGCCTAAGACCTGCCGAAGTGCCATTACTATCAAAGATGCAATGTGAGATTTGAGCAGATGAAGATCCGTTAACATAGGCCCCTTGATTATTTGTTCCTGTATTATCATGAAAGATAGTTCGTCGCATGCATACAGCACCAGTAACAGAGATTCCTCCGAGATTAGCTGTATTAGATTTATTACAAAGATAAAACTCGCACTCTACTAGAGTAACAGCCGAACTACCGTTGAGTCCTGATCCTTGAAAATCATGGAAAACGCACTGAACAAAGCTAGAGCTTGTATTAGATATCGTTACACCGGCAGTTGAACCTGTAGCTCCATTATTTCTAAATTCAAAAGCTTCCAATCTCATCGATCCAGCAGTAGCTCCAAGAGTCCATAAGCTATAACTAGCTCCTGATGTACCTCCATCGAAGATCGTCCGCCCTAAATCTCCATAAGAGGTAGTATAACCAGCAATGTAAGCGGGAACACCGGAAGTAACAGAAATACCTGCCGTTAAAGAGTAAGTTTGATCGTTCTTCATATTTACTCTAACAGGATTACTTGACAGATTCTGCATTGCAGTATTGACGATACCAAATGGGAATGCTGTTCCTCCACTCGGTCCAGCCCAAGCACCACCAATCTTTACTGTTCGATTACTTGTGCCATCTGTTGGAGCCGTGCCACCTTTTACCGTCAAACTAACCGTTATTGTTGTGGTCGTTCTAGCTGTTACACGGCCAATAAAGACGGCAGTAGTTGATCCATCAGGATAAACACTTGCCCAATCACCTACTGCAACTCCGTCAGAAGAAGGATTTCCGCTTGCAACTGTAAAAACTCCAGTCGAAGCTACCCAGCTACCACTTGCATACGTGAAGTCTGCCGATGTTCCTGGTTCGGTAGAAGAACCTGAACGCGATCCCGCATTCAGATTTGATCCACCTGACCGGCAGCAGAATTCCGTAAAAGAAGCCACTTAACTCTCCTAGAGTTAGCTGATATTGACAGTATAGGTGATCTTCAATTGATCGCCATTAAGAAGAGTCTGGTCACTGGAGAAGAGGCCAGTAGACCAAAGTTTGCCGGTAGTGCCGCTCTTGGTATTGTCGGAAGTGACTCCAATACCCTTAATTACTGTTCCGTCAACAGAAATGGTAAAGGTTACTGCCGTACCATTAGTAATTGATTTAAGAGCGGGCGAGCCACAAGTCCACTGTTGACGAGTTGACTCACTGTAAGCCGTAGCTTCGAGCCAGCCACTATGGCTAGCCATTGTATCGCCAGCGGCGAGAGCGGAATAGCTTGTTGCGGAAATCAGAAGCATATACCAAGAGGTCTGTTGAGTATCACCGTGGAAGGTGACTCCCAACATATTGTTAAGACCTTCATTGGTCACTGCGTTGAAGAACTCATGACCGATAATCTGGTCTTTACGCCAGATTTCTACTTCAAAGAAACCTGTTACCTTCATCTTGTCTATAAAGCCGTCACTTGTTGAGATCGAATCAGTAAAAAAGCTTTGATCGATCATGATGATATCACTGTCCATTTTGACCTGGGCCTCTCGTTGGGTCTGTTGGATTCGGATTAGTTGTTTGATCCGCTACAGCCGCCTTTTCCTTAGATCCGGCCTTGGGATCTATTGAGAGATCGTTGATCCCTCTTGCTTGAGCATCAATTTTAGGTGTTTGAGCTTCTTGAATCCGTGCAAGACGTGAAGCGTGGTCCTCAGCCGCTTTATCTGCTTCACCTTTCGGATATCCTCTTGCGATACTTGCCGTTTCATTGGAGACGAGTCCAGCCTCGACATCGATTTTGATGGAAGCGACATCAGCAACAATGACATCAGCGTTATCGATTTCTCGGTAAATCTTTTCGAGTTCAGCACGTTGTACGTAACTGCTGACTTTAAGTTCTGCGATAATTTTCATGCATCGACGCTTCAAAGTCATACTCGTCGTGCGATCGCATAGTTTTGTCAGAGAATCGATCTCTTTATCAATTTGATCAGGATCAAGAAGCTGATATTGTTCAGGATACTGAATCTCTGGAGTTGAAGTTGTTCCTTCGTACAAACTCCAAAAGAGTCCGATCCTTTCTTCAGCGTACTGAAGAATCATAGCCAAATAAGTGAGTCCATTCTCTAACCCAGCTTGATCGAGTGCCTTAGATTGTGCTGATCCGCTCGTAGGATTAAGACTAGAAAGAGAAAGATTAATCAATTGCCTCAGTTCGGCCTTCAATTGATCCTGTTTTGCCATCGAAGCCCTTAAAGGCTCCGGTGAAGGATGAATAAAGGCAGGTTGATTCAATCCAATCGGATAACGGCGGCCTCTAGTCGGTCCTGTAGTAATTTCTTCGGCATTTGTAGTGTTCGTGACCATTGTAAACTGGTCAGTTGATGCAAAATCGTCATTACCAGCTTGTTTAATATAAGGAGACTGGCTTTTTGGGTCAAAAGGCTCGATATAAAAGGGATAATTTGCCCTTGCAGCGTACCAAATATCACCAGAAGCGATATTTAGGTGAGCAATTTGGTAATTTGCAGCGTCTGCGAGCAAAGAATTCTGAATATCGATGAGAATAAATGGGATTCGATCGAGATTTCCGACCTGAATCTCATAATCATCGTCAGCTTCCTCGTTATATTCGTCCAAAATGCATCCAGCGTCATCGCAAAACTTGCAAAATACCCTTGGACCGGCCTCTGTTTGCTTTATATAGAGATAACGGTAACGAACTACCTCATCAGTTGGCAGATTAGTGATATCATCGTACTCATAATCATGATCACAGAGCAAAAGAGAGGTAAATTCATTGCCATTTTCACCTTGATCTACCGTCCAAGAGCGGATATCTTCCGCTTGGTACATATAAATATAGGGTCTTTTGCCTTTCTTCTCTAGTAGAGTAACACCGATATCGGATGGCATATCGACATAGACACCGACACGCCCCATAACGAGGACTTCTTCAAGGACTTTTACACCCATGAAGTAATTCATGCTCGAACCGAGCAAGTCTACACCATTCCGCTTGCCTGTCGTCGCTTCCTGATAGCTTGCAGGGCCACCTTCGCGAGTAATATCCGTTGATCGCTTATAAATAGCGTTTCTTACTTCGTGTATAGCTGCTTTTGCGAAGGCAGGACAATAAGCAAGCTTTCTTCGTTCTTGGAATTCGCGGTTGTCTTCTCTATTAGAGAACTTAACAAGATACTGGCGAATGAATCTATCACCAGATTCATATGTCAAACGCCACTTGAACCAATCTCTCTCACTACGCTTATAGTGGGGGTGCGTAATCGTTGGGAGCGTGCTCCGTTTATCGACAACATTACTGACAGTGCCCACTCCCAAGGTATTCTCCTAAAAGACGCTTGTTTCTATATTCACAGGGGATTGGTTCTGACAAGCTAATGGCAAAGCTATTTCAGCGTAGTTTCGAGCGTGGCCGAAATGATCCTCGCCAACAGGGGTAATATAGCGGCCAGTAGGATTCCCATGACGATCTTTCTCGTATACTCTAACTTGATTCTTAATATGTTGCTTATACTCTTGTGAAATATCTGCTGGTAAGTAAATTGTTGTAGCCTTAAATCGTCCAAGGGACAAATCGAGCCAGGAAGTACGATCGACCTTGACTTTTGGTTCAATTGAATCAAGATGGATAGCCTTACCTGTAATACCTTGCTCATAAGTGCAAAGCCTAACTCGCCCATAATGTTTATTGGCGAAACTCAAGGCTTGTCGTCGCTCGGGTTGGGCGTCAATGACTGTGTAATTGACTCTAAAAGAGCGAATCAAGTTTGTTAAGTCATCGAACTCGTTGACGGTTCCAGCCAGAAGTACCCGGCACTTTGAATACTGATTTATATCAACTACTGGCGTCCCTGACGGTGGTAGTATCCATTCATCAATTTCAAAATGCAACTGCGGGTATCCGACATCTACACCCATTGTCACTACTCTACTGCCTTCGTAACTCCTAAACTGTCTAAATTCCCTGATGCACTGAATAATC